TCGTATTGAACAAGATGAAGAAGAGTTAAAGCAACTACTTGCAGATAAAGAAGATGCACCAGAGGCTCAAGCACAAGAAGCTGAACCTACTACAGGTGAAGAGAAAAGTTTTAAGAAACGTTATGGCGATCTTCGCCGCCACATGCAAGAAAAAGAAAAGACTTGGGAAGACAAGTTTAAACAAATAGAAACACAGTTAGGTGATGTTACACGTAAAGAGATCAAGCTACCTAAGTCAGACGAAGACATTGATGCATGGGCAGCACAGTACCCAGACGTAGCAGCCATTGTAGAAACAATTGCAATTAAGAAAGCTCGTGAACAGTCTGAAGGTTTAGAGAGCCGTGTAAAAGAAATAGATGACATGAGAGCTAATGCATCTCGTGAGAAAGCAGAAGTAGAACTTATGCAAGTTCACCCTGACTTTGACTCTATAAGAGACAGTGATGACTTCCACGATTGGGTAGAAGAACAACCTAAGTGGGTACAGGATGCACTGTATGAAAATGATAATGATGCTCGTTCTGCAAGTCGTGCTATTGACTTATACAAAGCAGATAAGAACATTGCAAAGAGTAAACCCGCAAATAATAAAGATGCTGCACGTTCTGTAAGTAACCGCACTAGTCGTAATGACCCAGATGCAAACAGTACGGATGGAGCATTTAAAGAATCGCAAGTTGCAAAGATGTCACCACAGCAGTACGAAAAAGCTGCTGATGCAATCATGGATGCAATAAGAAATGGCAAGTTTGTTTACGACATGTCAGGTTCTGCACGATAAATTACTGTTGACAAATAAAAAATATACAGTATAACTATAGGTATAATACTTATTAGCCACCATTTGGTCTACCTAATAATAACTTACCAAATAAACAAGACTAAACAATACGTAAGACTTACCTGTTCAAGTATAGGCCCATAGAGTTATTAGTTGGCCGATTAATAACAATATGCACCCTAGAAAAGAGACAGCCTCTATGTGATAATGTTTAGCTTATAGATAAGCCTAAACTTTATAGGAGGAACTATTATGGCTTTTACAACCGCAACAGGTTATGGGAATTTACCAAATGGTAATTTTAGTCCTGTAATCTACTCCAAACAGGTACAGCTTGCTTTCCGCAAGAGTACTGTAGTAGGAGATATTACTAACTCTGATTATTTTGGGGAGATTTCTGGTCAAGGCGATACCGTCAAGATCATTAAAGAACCTGAGATTTCAGTATCTGAGTATGCACGTGGCACTAATGTCACAGCACAAGACTTGCAAGATGAAGACTTTTCATTAGTCATTGACAAAGCTAATTACTATGCTTTCAAGATGGACGATATTGAAGAGGCACACAGCCACATCAATTTTATGGACCTTGCATCCAATCGTGCTGCATATCGTTTGTCTGATCAGTATGACCAAGAAGTTCTTGGCTACATGTCTGGCTACAAACAAAGCTCTTTGCATGGTCAGGCCAGTGCTCTTAACACAACTGTTAATGGTACTAAAGCTGTAACTACTGCAGGTTCTAATGAACTGCTTTCTTCAATGCAGCTTCATAAAGGTGACTTCGGTAACATTACAACAACGTCTGCAGGTACTCATTCGATTCCTGTAACGGCTCGTATGCCCGGAGCTACATCACTGCCAACAGCAACTGTTTCCCCTGCGATGATTATTTCACGCATGAAGCGTTTGCTTGACCAACAGCAGGTTGACTCACAAGGTCGCTGGCTTGTCGTTGATCCAGTGTTCATGGAAATCCTTGCTGACGAAGATTCACGTTTTATGAACGCTGACTTCGGTGAATCAGGTGGACTCCGCAATGGTCTAGCCATAAACAACTTCCACGGTTTCCGTGTCTATACATCTTCCAATCTACCTGCCCTTGGCACTGGACCCGGAACATCAGGCACAGCTAACCAACTAACCAATCTGGGAGTTATTGTTGCTGGACATGAATCTGCTGTTGCTACTGCAGAGCAGATCAATAAGACAGAAACATATCGTGACCAAGACAGCTTTGCTGACATTGTTCGTGGTATGCATCTTTACGGCAGGAAGATACTTCGTCCAGAAGCTATCGTAACTGCTCGTTATAACGCAGCGTAAGGGGGGATATAAACTATGGCTACTTTTGATATGACTCTCAGTACTACCGCTGGTGTTGGGGCAAATGTTCTTGCTGTTCCAACAGTTGTTGGTAATGCTGTACGAACCATTGAAGCAATCTTAGATATTGATGCTATGATTGCTGCAGGTGCTACCATTGCTAATGGTGACATTTTTCAACTACTTGAAATCCCTTCTGAATCAGTAATGCTTGCTGGTGGTGCGGAAATCATGAAGTCCTTTACTGCAAGTTGTACTTGTAATATTGACTTTGCTGGTGGAGATGACATTGTTGACGGTGCTGCACTTGATGCTGCTGCTGGTACATACCTTGCAAAAGGTACTGACGGTGAAGCTAACATTGTAAATACAGGTGCTGCATCTACTTATGCGGCTGCTGCGTTAGCTCTTGTTGGTGCTGCAGATACCATTGATGTTGTTATTGCTGGTGCTGCTGCTGCTACTGGACGCTTACGTGTCTATGCAGTAATTGCAGATATCTCAGCTGCTCACACTGAGGCTGCAGTTGCACAGCGTGACTTAATCTAAACTAACTTTAGGGGCTGGTATACACTGGCCCCTTTAGCTTATCTAAGGGAAACATAATGGCACTTACTTTTTTATCATTAGCTAACGATGTTATAACACGAATGAACGAAGTAGCACTTACTTCAACAGACTTTACTGGTGCTAGGGGTGTTCAGGTTCAGTGTAAAAATGCTGTTAATGAATCTATACGGTATATAAATCAAAGGGAGTTTGGTTATTCCTTTAACCATTCTACTAATTCTTCTACACTTACTGCTGGTGTAACACGATATGATTTACCTACAAATACTAAGTCGGTTGATTACAGTACAGCTAGAATAAAAAAAGACGTTGCCTTAAATGCCTCTGGTAATAACTTGTCAACATTAAACTACAATGAGTATATACAAAAAGAATTTGCTACACAAGAAGATGAAATTATATCTACAACATTAAATGGTTCTCATTCAAATTCTGTAACTACATTAACGCTTACCTCTACTACAGGACTAGATGCTTCAGGTCGTGTACACATTGGTAGTGAGCAAGTTACATATACTGCAGTATCAGGTAATGATATTACAGGATGTACACGTGGTGCTAATAGCACTACTGCTGCAACACACGCTAGTGGAGTTGTTGTTACACAATTTGAAAATGGTGGAGTTCCACAACAGATAGTTCGTACTCCAGATAACAACTATCTTTTGTATCCTTTTCCTGATAAACCATACACTTTAGCTTTTGATTTCTTTACCTTTCCAGCAGACTTAGATGCTCATGGAGATACTACTTCTATACCAGAAAGATTTGCTCCTGTAATTATAGACGGAGCTACAGCTTTTGTGTATCAGTATCGTGGAGAATTAACACAGTATCAATTAAGTTTTGAAAGATTTGAACAGGGTATTAAAAATATGCAAAGCTTACTTATTAATAAGTATGAGTACGTTAGGTCTACACACATAGTACGGTCTTTCTCTCACAGTAACTCTATGTCTGTGATTACTTCTTAATGCCTGATAATGCTCAACTCCAGCCTGCTGCATTCAACCTTCAAGGTGGATTAGTTCTTAACCGTTCTAGTTTCTTAATGGACCCCGGTCAAGCAATTGAGTTAGAAAACTTTGAGCCTGACATTCAGGGTGGTTACAGAAGGATAAATGGTTATACTAAATTTGTTAATCAAGTAATTCCTTTTACAAGTACAACTTCTGAAGAACCTCTAATGGTTGCTTCATTTGATAATAAAGTATTAGCGGCAAGAGGTGAGAAAATATTCTCATCTGTATCTACACAGTTGGCTATTCGTGTTGCTGCTAGTACATCTATGTCTGGCTCTGGTTCTTTAACAGTAGACTCGACTACAGACTTTGCCACTAGTGGTACAATTCAAATTGATTCAGAACAGTTTACTTACACAGGAGTTACTTCAAATTCTTTTACAGGCGTAACTAGAGCTACGTCAAGCACTACTGCTGCTATACATAGTACAGATGCTTCTGTGTCTCAAGATTGGACTGTAAGAGATACTGGCAGAACTAATGCTAGTAAGTATCAGTTTGAAAGATTTAACTTTGATGGCAATGAAAAGATTATTTTTGTAGACAGAGTTAATGCACCAGTAGTTTTTAATACTTCTTTGTCTGCTACAGATGTTAGTGATAGTAGTGTAACAGGAGCAACAACAGTAGTTGCTTATAGAAACCACATGTTTTATGCTGGTAAATCAACAACACCACAAGAAGTAATTTTTAGTGAGCCTCTTAATGAGGATGGTTTTAATTCTGGTTCTGGTGCAGGTAGTGTACAAGTAGACGATACAGTTGTTGCATTAAAAGTTTTTCGTAATAGTTTATTTATATTTTGTGAAAATAGAATATTTAAACTTACAGGTTCCTCAAGTTCAAATTTTGTAGTAGAGCCAGTAACTAGAAACATTGGATGCATTAATAGTTTTACTGTACAGGAATTTGCAGGTGACTTAATCTTCCTTGGGCCAGATGGTTTACGTACTATTGCTGCTACTGAACGTATTGGCGATACTGAACTAGGAACAATTAGTAAAAACATTCAATCTATTTTTGATAAGAACATTAAAGATTCTGTAGATTTTGATAGTGTAGTTATACCAGACAAGTCTCAATACAGAATATTTTTTAATAAGTCAGGTCAGGCCGCAAAACTTTCCAGAGGTGCTACCTGTGTTTTAAAAAAAGAGGGCTTTGAATTTTCAGAGTTAAAAGGTTTTAAAACTACTTGTACTGATACCTTTGTAGAAACAGGTGATGTTATTGTTTTACATGGCGATGTCGATGGCTTTGTACAACGACAAGAGATTGGAAGTACCTTTGATGGGACAACTATAAAGGGTAAGTATAGAGGTCCAGACATGGTCTTTGGCGATTCTGGTATTCGCAAGCATATGCAAAAGGTTATTATTAACTACAGACCTGAAGGGGCTGTTGACGTTGATTTAATTTTAAGGTATGATAATGAAGATAGAGGTTCTGCTAGACCTGCAGCATACCCATTTAGTACTACAGGTTTAGCTGCTGCTTATAATGTAGCAGTATACAGTACAACTTCTAGTACTACACAATTTACTTACGGTGGAGGACAAGACCCTTTAGACAGAAAATCTGTTGAGGGATCGGGGTTCTCTGTTATATTAAGAGTAGAAGATGATGGAGAGAGTAACCCCTACTCCTTAAAAGGGTTTCAACTAGAGTATCAATTAGGAGCTAGACGTTAAATGGGTGCTACATACACAAGACAGTCAACTTATGCAGATGGCGATACCATTACTGCTGACCACACTAATGATGAATTTGATCAAATACTAGCTGCCTTTGCTGCGAGTACAGGACACACACACGATGGTACAGCCGCTGAAGGTGGACCTGTAACTAAGTTATTAGGTACGTCAATTACAATTGGTAATGCTACTTCAGGTACAGACATTACAGTAACCTTTGATGGTGAAAGTAATGATGGTGTATTAAAGTGGATGGAAGACGAAGACTACTTTGAGTTTTCTGATGACATTCTTATAGCTACTACAGAGAAGCTACAGTTTCGTGATACAGGTCTTTATATTAATTCTAGTGCTGACGGTCAGCTTGACATTGTTGCAGACACAGAAATACAAATTGCTGCTACTACTGTAGATATTAATGGTCTTGTTGATATATCAGGCAATTTATCTGTAGGTGGTAACTTAGATGTTACAGGTACGTTTGATCTTAGTGATGCTAACTTTACTAATGCTGGTGACATACAGTTGGATAGTATTTCTGGAGATAGCGATACTAATACAAGTATTACCTTTAGTGGTTCAGATGTAATCACTGTTGCTACTGGTGGTTCTACTGCTTTTACTGTAAATGCTTCTCAACTAATTACTGCTAGTGCTGGTATTACTTCTACTGCTGCTGCAAATACTTTAGGTGCTACAAGTTTTAATGATGCTAATATTACTAACGTAGGTAGCATTGCACTTGATACAATTATTAATGATGGTACAGATGTTACAATAGATTCATCTGGTGATGTTATACTTGATGCAGATGGTGGAGATGTATTCGTAAAGGATGCTGGTACAACCTTTGGCTCACTTACAAATAGTTCTGGTAACTTAGTTATTAAGTCAGGTACAACTACAGCCTTAACATTTAGTGGTGCTAATGCTACACTAGCAGGTGATCTTACTATTGGTGGTGATGATCTTACAATGGCTACTAATACTGCAGGTGCTTTACTTATTGCAGATGGTACAAATTTTAATCCCACTGTAGTAGGTGATTTGTCTGCAATAACGACTGTTGCATCTGATGATGTATTTCTTGCTATTGATACTTCTGGTGGTGGGCTTAAGAAAATAACAAGGTCTGCTATTGTATCTGGTCTGGCTGCTGGTGAGTTAAGTAATATTGTAGAAGACACATCACCACAGTTAGGTGGTAACTTAGACACTAACTCTAATAATATTTTAATTGATGATGCACACTTTATTGGTGATGAAAGCGGTAATGAACAATTAATATTCCAGACTACAGGTTCCGCAGTCAATCAGTTTGAGATGACTAATGCTGCAAGTTCAACAGCTTTCTTACAAGGCCCAATACTAGGGGCAACTGGTGGCGATTCTAACATTGACTTAAATTTACTAGCAAAAGGTACGGGAGTAATAGCTGTTAGGGGTAACAGTAGTTCGGGTGCAATACAGTTAAATTGTGAAAGCAATAGTCATGGGCAAATAGTACAAGGACAACCACACTCTGCAGGTATTACAAACACCATGTTGTTACCTACTGGTGCTAACTCAACACTTGTGTCACTTGTATCCGCAGACACACTAACAAATAAAACACTAACAGCACCTAAGATAGCTGATGGTGGTTTTATAGCTGATGCTAATGGTAATGAGCTTGTAGTATTCCAAACAACAGGCTCTGCTGTAAATCAACTAGAAATAACTAACAGTGCCAGTGGTAGTGCTCCTATCTTAGCAGCTACAGGTGGTGACACTAATATAGGTATTACACTAACGGCTAAAGGTACAGGTGCAGTTACAATATCAGGTGACTTAACTGTTAGTGGTACTACCACTACAGTAGATACAGTTACGATGGAAGCAGCTAATGCTATTGTGTTTGAGGGTGCTACAGCAGATGCACACGAAACTACACTTACTATTGTTGATCCTACTGCTGATAGGACTATTAATCTACCTAACCAAAGTGGTACAATTCCTGTACTAGCTGCAGCAAGTAATACCGCAATTACATCTACACCTGCAGAGCTTAATATATTAGATGGTGTAACTGCTACAGCAACAGAGCTTAACTTAATAGACGGTGTTACAGCTACTACAGCAGAATTAAATATACTTGATGGTGTAACAAGCACTGCCGCAGAACTTAATATTCTTGATGGGGTAACATCTACTGCAGCAGAACTAAACATACTTGATGGAGTAACTACTACTGCTGCTGAAATAAACCTAATAGATGGTGGCACAGCAAGGGGAACTACAGCAATTGCTGATGGAGATGGTATACTAATTAATGATGCTGGTACAATGAGAATGACCTCAGTTGAAACAGTTAAAACATACATGTCGGGCAGTTCAGCCACTAAAGGTTTTGCTATCGCAATGGCAATCGTATTCGGATAAAGGAAGAAATAAATGGCCGTAATTAATCTAATTGATGTATCAAGCATTACACCTACAACGGTGGCTGGTGCAGTAACAACAAGTAGAGCATCTATTATTGATGTTGCTGCAGATAAAGTTGCTAAAGTAAATACACTAATCATTGCAAACATTGATGGTAGTAACGCTGCTGATATTACAGTAGAGGTAAGTATAGACAATGGTTCAAACTATGTTGCAATAGCTAAGACAGTATCTGTACCTGCTGATTCAACACTAATTGTTGTAGGTAAGGACAATGGCTTTTACTTAGATGAAACAGACATACTTGCAGTAACAGCTTCTGCAGCTAGTGACTTAACATACTTAGTAAGTTTTGAATTAATGGATGATGCTTAATAGGGGCAACGACTAATGGCTAGAAGAAATGGTGGCTTTGTAGGTCAAGACGGATTAGATGCACCTGATACACCAACAGGTGTTTCCGCTAGTGGTGGTAATGCAGAAATTAGTGTAGCATTTACTGCTCCTACTGATACAGGTACATCTGCTATTACAAGTTTTGTAGCAACAACAGATGATGGTAATGGGGCTGCAGGAAGTTCTTCACCTATTACTATTGGTAGTTTAACTAATGGCACAGCATACACAGTTAGAGTTTATGCTACAAATGCTTATGGTACATCTGCTGCTAGTGATGCTAGTGCTAGTTTTACTCCTGTTGCACTCAGAGGTTTGTTTTTTGGTGGGCAAGAAGCTAATGGTACTAAATTAAATACTATTCAATTCATAATTATAGCTACTACAGGGAATAGCCAAGACTTTGGTGACTTATCTGACACTAGAGGTGAGATTGCAGGATTTAGTTCTTCAATTAGATCAGTAGCTGCAGGTGGTCATGCTCTTACTGGTTCAAGATTTAATGATGAAATAGAATATGTAGTTAATGCAACTCTAGGTAATGCTATAGACTTTGGAAATCTATCTGCTGCCAGAGATTCATGTGCTGGTTTTAACTCTGATACTAGAGGTGTTGTAGGTGGGGGCCAAGAAGGTTCTACAAGGAAAAACATTATTGAGTATGTTACTATTGCAAACACAGGTAATGCAACGGACTTTGGCGATTTGTCAAGTGCAAGAACATTATTAACAGGGTTTTCTTCACCTACTAGGGGTATTTTTTCTGGTGGTGACACTGGCAGTGATTCTGATGTAATAGAATATGTGACTATAGCTAACACAGGCAACACAACAGACTTTGGTAATTTAACAGATGCAAGAGAGAAGTTAGCTGGGTGTTCCTCTAATACACGAGGTTTATCTGCTGCTGGTGCTAGTTCAAATGTTGATACCATTGATTACATAACTATTGCAAGTACGGGTAACGCCACAGACTTTGGTGATATTTCTGCGGCTAAACATAATCTTATGGGTATGAGTAATTCTATAAGAGGTGTCTTTGGCGGTGGTGATACTGACTCAACTTACGTTAATGTTATAGATTATGTAACTATAGCCACTACAGGTAACTCTGCTGACTTTGGCGATATGCTTACTACTAATGCATATGGTGGTGCAGCCTGTAACCAAAATGGAGGACTTTCATAATGCCCAACTATAATGGCGTATGGAGCCTCTCAACACAGTATCAGTATGCAACTACGTGGCAAAATGATAACTTACCACCTACTAGAGCAATCTTTGCAGGTGGAGCTAGTTCAAATGTTATACAATTTGTTAGTGTAGACACTGCAGGTAATACAACTGACTTTGGCAATCTTGCTGCTAATACAGATAACTTAGCCTCTGTTACTTCACGTACACGTTACATAGGAGCAGGTGGTGATGCTAGTGGAAATAGTAATGTTATTCAATATGTAGAGTTTGCAACAACAGGTAACTCTTCAGACTTTGGAAATTTAACTGTAGCAAGAGCTTATCTTGAAGGTGGTTCTAATGGAGTTAGAGGTGTTGTTGGTGGAGGGGGAAATGCTGGACAAAATGTAATGGATTATGTGACTATAGCTTCTACTGGTAATGCTACTGACTTTGGAGATTTAACAGTAGCAAGAGATGTGATGGGTGCGGTATCTTCTGCTGTTCGTATTTGTTTTGCTGGGGGAGATTCCTAATGGCAAAACGTGATACTATTGACTACATAACAACAGCTTCTGCAGGTAATGCTACAGACTTTGGAAACTTAACTGCTGCAAGAGATGCTGGTGGTGGTTCAATTAGTAGTACTACAAGAGGTTTATTTTATGCAGGTAATACAGGAAGTAGGGTTGATGTAATAGAATATATTACTATTGCTTCTACTGGCAATGGTTCAGACTTTGGAGATTTAGATACTGGGTATGTAAATATAGCAGGAGCTTCTAGTAAAATAAGAGGTTTAGTGGCAGGTGGTTTTAGTGCAGCAGATGCTGCTGTAAATATTATTCAGTTTGTTACAATAGCTACTACAGGTAATGCTGCTGACTTTGGTGATTTACTAGGTACTACAAATAGTCACACAGGTGATTCTAATGGACACGGAGGTATTGCATAATGTCGTACAAACAAATGACAGGCAACATAATATCTGCCACAAAAGTAGAACCTGCTGGTAACAACGAAGTATCTGCAGCATCTGGTGTGTGGAACTTAGATGATCAGTATGATTACAGACGTGGAGCTAACTGGCCTGAAGCAGGTGTAGCTGATCCAGCCACACTTGTTGAGAATCTCTTTAGTACGTTTTTGTATGTAGGGTCTGAAAGTAGCCCTGGTGCAATTGTTAATGGGATAGACCTTGCTAATGAAGGTGGTTTAGTTTGGACTGGTCAAAGGAATGACACAAGAGGAAATCACTTCTTTGATACTGAAAGGGGTCCTAACAAACATGTAATAGCAGACAACGATGAGGCAGAGCAATCAGATGACAATACTTTAAACAGTTTTACTTCAACAGGTTATGTTCTTGGTGGAGACTCAGGTATAAATGCTAACAATGGTGAATTTGTTTCTTGGACATTTCGCAAAGCGCCTAAGTTTTTTGATGTCGTTACGTATACTGGAAACGGAAGCAATAGAACAATAGCCCATAATCTCGGTTCTGTACCTGGTATGATTCTAATCAAAAAACTTAATGCCGCAAAAAATTGGGCTGTATATCACAGAGGGGTTAACGGTGGGTCATCCCCAGAAAATTATTGGGGCATACTAAACCTAACACAAGCATTTCAAGACAATGCCACTGCTTGGCAAGACACGGCTCCTACATCAAGTGTTTTTAGTGTAGGAACTCTTAATCACGTTAACAATAATAATGATACTTATGTAGCCTACCTATTCGCCCACGAAACAGGGGATGACTCTATGATCCAGTGTGGTTATTATGCAGGTAATGGTAATGCTACAGGGCCAGTTATTGATTTAGGCTGGGAACCTCAGTGGCTTTTTGTAAAGAAATCAGATGATGATGATGCTTGGCACATTTTTGATGCTATTAGGGGAATGGTTGTTGGTTATAATGAGCTAGCTTTGTTCGCCAACGCCAATAGTGCAGAGGCATCTACAACTTATGCTAGTTTAAATGCAGAAGGGTGGAGTATTGATACAACCGCTGGTGCTTTAAATCAGAACAATCAAAACTTTATCTACGTAGCAATCAGAAGACCTAACATGGCTACCATAACGGATGCTACTGAGGTGTTTGCTGTAGATCAAGAAAATGATGCTGCACCCTATTATACAGGTGGTTTTCCTGTAGATATGGGATTTTTTAAAAGAGCAGATGCTGGAAGCACAAGTTGGTATCTTTACAATAGGCTTGCACAAGGCAGAGAGCTAGAGATGAACGCTAGTGGTGCTGAAGGTGGTTCATCTAATGCTCAGTTTGATTATATGACTGGCATGCAAGCAGGAGCTCAATCATCTGATACATTTGCTTGGTTGTGGAAACGTGCCAAAGGTTACTTTGATGTAGTTCATTATACTGGCACAGGTTCTGCTAGAACAGTAGTTCATGGCCTTGGCGTTGCACCAGAAATGCTGTGGGTAAAATGTAGGTCTAATGGCAGTACTGATTTTAGAATTTTTGAGGGTAATGATGCAACTAACATGTTGAGATTTACAGGAAATGATGCAAGTAGTGATAATGCTGGGTTTTGGAATGACACTTTACCAACAGCTAGTGTATTTACCGTAGGAGATAATGATGAAGTTAATGGTGATGGACGAACATACGTAGCATTTTTATTTGCAACACTTGCAGGTGTATCTAAAATAGGCCGTGTAGATCACTCAGGAAGTTCAACAGATGTTAACTGTGGCTTTAGTTCAGGTGCTAGGTTTGTAATGCTCAAACGAACAGACGATGATGGAGATTGGTATCTTTGGGATAGTGTTAGAGGTATAATTGCAGGTAATGATCCCTACTTGTTAATTAACACAACTGCAGCATCAGTAACTAACACTGATTTTATTGACCCACTAGCATCAGGATTTACAATTACAGGTAGCTTTACTGATGGCACGTATATGTTTTACGCCATAGCATAGGAATACAAATGGGATTACTTAGATACAGAGATACAGGCAGATTGCTTACGGAGAAAGAGTTTCGTTATGAGACTAGGAAACGTAGGCCACACAATGTACCTGCACAAGGTGAGCTAACAGAGTCATGGCTTAATGGTGAAGGTATAGATGTTGTGTTTGATGGACCAAAGGCAGGGCCAGTATGTGATGGTGCATTTAAAAACTCTGATGGTAGATGGTATACCCAATGGTCTAACGGATAGTGCTTGCATTTACTTTAAAAATATGGTATAACTCTTTTTTAAGAAGGAGTTACTAATGTCTACAGAATTAGCTATTACTACTACACTAAACGAAGCACTACCTACTGCTGCCCCTGAGTATAAGTCTATGCTTAACAACATTGCTGAGAAGATGCCAGCAGTTACACAGGCCACCAGCAACTTCCACAAGTCACACAGTCAGTTCATGGGAGTTACCCTAGACGTAACAGCTATCACACCCATCCGTAGCATTAAGCATACACTAGCTGAGATAGACAAGACACGATCAGCACTACAGGAAGCCTACATAGGACTACGCAAGAAAGAGAATAAGCTTAAGAAAAGAGAAGCTGAACTTAAAACTTGTAAAGATGACCTAGACCGTGAGCTACTAGAGATAAAGATACTAGAGCTACAGGGTCACTTAGAAGGTACACGTAACGCAGTACAAGGTGCTGTACGCAAGATGAACTTCTTCACTAATCAGTACGAT